TTGACGCGGCGACCACTGGCCAAGCCATGACGGCTTCAGTGGGTGACGCTACGGCTCCGGCCCTGGCACAGCCTACAGGGGTGGAGGCAACGGCATCAGCCGGGGATCTCACCCAGGAGACCATTTATACTCTCACGGGCGTGAGCGCCACGGTGAGCCTCGGACAGGAAGGTACCAGTGGGGGGGCCGCTGTAAGCGTAACTGGAAATCAGTTGACTTCCTCAGTGGGTAGTTTAAGAATAACCAATTGGTCCATCGTAGACGACAGTCAAACTGCGGATTGGAAAAATGTATCCTTGGCTGCATAAAATGTTTTCATTTATTAATAAAAGGTGTTAAATAACAAGCTATGCCCTCAACATACTCGACAGGATTAAGAACAGAATTACAAGTTACAGGAGAAAATTCAGGAACCTGGGGAACCATTACCAACACTAACTTTTCCCAAGTTTTTGAATTCGCCATTGCAGGCGTTTACGCCAAGACATTGACGGATGCGGATACGACTCTTACCAATACCGATGGCCCTCAAACACAGGCTAATAATGAAGCACGGCAGAATACCCTTATTCTTTCCGGGACTCTGACGGCTGCTCGTGTCGTTCAATTCCCTGCGACTCAAAAAACTTACATGATTTATAATAACACCGGCGGTGGTTATAATTTAACTTTACGTTTGGGAGCTGCTGGAAATACGATGACCGTGGTCAACGGAAAAATGCGTATTGTCGCAACGGACGGAACAAACTGGTATGATGTATTCAGTTTAGCTGGATTAGGAGAGTCATGGGTGGCAAAAACAAATTCTGATTCCCCTTATACAGCTTCAGATGGTGATAATATATTTTGTGATTGCTCAAGCGGAGCCATTACTATAACTTTACCATCGTCCCCTTCAATTGGAAATCAAGTTAAAATTGTTGACGGAGATGGAAATGCGGCCACTAATAATATTACGGTTGGGCAAGGCGGGGAGCCTATTCAAGGCGCGGCGTCTGATCTTACCATTTCTACTAACAATGCTGGAATTTCTCTGGTATATTATGATGGCACACAAGGGTGGAGGTTGAAATATAACGACTAATGGCTAACTTACAAGATTTAACAAATAGAAGCGAAGTAGGCGCAATCAAGCCTTGGGGCAAATCAACAGCCCCTGCTGGCTATGTACTATGCGACGGGACGGCTATTTCAAGAACCACTTACGCTGATCTCTTCGCCATAATTGCCTCAACCTATGGAGCTGGAAACGGATCAACGACTTTCAATGTTCCCGATCTTCAAGGCAAGATGCCTCAAGGATATGACGGATCTACTTATAATATGGCTGGAACGGGAGGCGCGAACACCGTGACGGTGGCCGTGACGAACAACCAGGCGGCGTCAAGCACGGACACTTTGGCCGTATCAGTGACGGGATCCATTTCCAATACCTCACTTTCAACGGCTCAACTTGCAAGCCACTCTCATTCTCAAGGAATGGGACCTTCAATGAGTGGACCTGGTTATCCTCAATCACGATATAATGTAATAGGATTGGGAAACACAGGAAGTACGGGATCGGGAACAGGACATACCCATTCTCATACCTTGTCTGGTACATTGACGGGGAATATAACGACTTCCTTGACAGGAGCCGTAACCGCTTCAGGAACAAATACTTTTTCACCTTTCGTGGTGGTTAATTATATTATAAAACATTAGGAAAAATTATGGCGACACAGATTGTAATATCCAATAATGACTCTATAAAAATAGATGATTCGTTCCACATAGATTGGATAGATAAAGGCAATGCAATGCCTGCAATTCCTGATACGGTTCATTCTATGATTTGGAATGACCTACCTGGTCAGAATGAAATTCAAAATAAAGACGCTTCTACGGGTGATATGACGGGCAATACTGATTTAAGCGCCACTTCCGATGCTGTGGGATCAACAACCATAGCTGATCTTCTTACATGGGGAGAGACAAGGAAGGGACAAATTGAAACCGCTCAAGCTGCTTATGAGGCCGCTGTAGCTGATGATGAAGCTAATGGAACCACTAATACTGAGGGCAAGAATTGGGCTGATTACGATCCTCATTATAGTTAAACTATTTTAAAATCATTTAATGTTCACCGCTTTATCTACAATTATTTGTGGTTCTATTTCAACACAATAAGGATATTCTGATTGAATATTTATATTTTCTTTATATCCGAATCTTTCTGGAGTCGTTGTCCCCCACAGAATGATTCCCTTCTTACCAAAAAGTTTATTAGATCCCATATGATGTAAAGAACTGTCTATCGAAATGAAAAAAGAGCAATATTTTGCTAAGATCATAAAATCTTCCCGTGTTTGAAACAAGGGAGATCCTCCTTCATCATTAATTTTAGTTTCACCGATAAACTCCTGTCTTTCATTACTGTAACCAAAAACAATAATTAAATGTGCAGGAAAGGCTTCATTCAATAAGCTGATTAATTCTTGCCCATATTTATAATTTCTGCCTCTATTTTCCTGATTATAGTTTGATTCTCCTGCTGTTCCGCCTCCAACCACTTGTAGTAAAATAAATTGTTTTGATTTTTGAGTGAAGGGCCGAAGAATTTTTTCCCGCATGGGATTGACTTGAAAAGAAGGACGAATGTCTTCAATTTCAACTTCATATTTAGAAGCCCATTCTTTCACGACATGTGTTTCTCCCTTTAAAAAAGATCCTTTATAAGGATCATGAAAAAATATTTGATCATATTTGTTATAATAGATGTGATAAGTGTCATAAAGAGTGCCGTTCAATTGCAGTTCCTGAGAATCGGCCACTTCAGGACAATATTTAAAAAGTTCAGGATAAACTGAGTTAATGACTAATTTGTGACTGTATTTCTTTATAAGTGATGAAAACAAAGCGGTAAATTGTAAATGCTTTCCCACCCCTCCTTCTACGCAATAGAGATGAGGTTTTTTACTGATCATTTATTTCTTCTTTTTTATCGGCGTATGGACCATTTAAATCAACATAATGAACGAATACTTGATGATGCCAATATTCCCTCGGTTGACAAAAAATAGGTCGCCAATGCGGTACTTCGCATCCCCTGTAAATCACCCCGTCTCCTGACTTTATGACTACCGGAACATCGTCGGCCATACAGATAGGCCATTTATAATCAGGATCCTTGTAAAAATGTTTTAAACTAATGGTGGCGCTTATTTCACAAGAGTGACGATCTAAATGTTTTTTTAATTCTGAGCCACCAAAATAGATTCTATTATAACAGTAAATAGGTTTTAATTTTAAATTAGATTCTTTTTCCATAATAGACTTTAAATGATGAATTAAATGGGACCATAGTTCAGATTGGCGTGAGTGAAAAGAGAAGGAAAGAGGGGCTTGGCCATCTCTAAACCAACTCTTGTTCCAATTTTTTAATGACCAAGTTGATAGATATTCCACTAAATCAGGGGACAGCATGTTTTTAACATACTTAAATTTTTTTGGTCCTAATGTATCCATGTAACTATAGCATGCCTGTCCCCATTTGACACAGGCGTTACTGCGTGGGGAAAGCAAAAATTACTAGGAAAAATCAACACACTTCCTTTTTTCTTTGGACCTTTATATTCCCTTTTAAAAAAAGAAAAGTCTCCTCCGTCAAAGTCATCATTTAACAGGATAGAGAGGGTTAAGACTCTTGGGTATATGTCCATATGATCTACATGTTCTACATACTCTCCTTTTTCTGTTCCTTTATAAAGAAGATGCAGATATCCCGTATCTTCTTGAGATAGACCGGTAGTGAACATAGGAATGTCATCAGAATATTTTTTTACAGCTTTTGAGATAATATTAAATATATCTCCTTCATATTTACTATCAACAAATTTATCATAACAATTTCTTTCTTTTGAGACGATGCCGTCCCTTATTGTGGCGCGATTAAAGCCTACATCGTTTTTTATTATTTCTTCACAAAAGTCATTATCAATGACGTCTTCATAGCATTTAATGTAATCAAGTATCTGTAACATTATTTAAAATTATTCTTTTTCCTTTAACCCACCAAATTTCGTGAATAGTCTAAAATTTGTAATAACTGTCACTCTTTTTTCTTCACTTTCATTAGGAGTGACTTCGTGACATATGGCCCCTGGGCACAGTAATACGGTTCCCTCGATAGGATTTACATCAAGAGCGGCTTTGTTCTCATTCAACTCGCTATTATAAGTAATGCCCAAGGGATTAAAAATACGAAATACAGAATTACTGTCTTTAGGAATATTCATCATATAAACCGCAATCCATTGATCAGCATCATGAAC